AAACGTATACAAGTTCTTGCTTATAGAGGGTCTTTTACGACCACTTTTAACTATTTGAAAGAATGTTTCCGTTTAATAATAAAATTCCTAGGATCACAAGATCCTGGAGTTAGCAAAGTTGCGATTTCAAAAGATAAGTATGGTTTGCCGCGTATAATTCCATCTGTTTTGCGATTAGAGTTACGAAAATGTAACCCGCATAATAGATTAATTATAATTGCAATCTTAACTTCTATTTCTATTTTTCGTGTTTTTAAGGTGAAAGTTGCTCCAAGTATTAAATCTATAATTTTACCTTCAAAAGGTTCTATTGACTCTTTAGATAAACTAATGATTCATAAATCTCTTGAGCTTTTAATCGGTTCCGATTATAGAGCGAAATTTAAAATTGGTAGATCTGTTCCTTTACTCTTGCAGACTTCATCACCTACGACTACTTCTAGTACGTGGGGAGCAGTCATTGATGCAATAGCATTGTCACAGAAGCCTACTGTATTTTGAAATTCATTTAAATTTTGTGAATTTTTATTTCGAACACACTTTCTACTCTTTCTATATTTAATTTTGATTTTAATCTTGGTTTTCCCTATTCGTTATCTATTAGCTGTTGTCAGGTTCTTTGATATAAAGTTTCTTTTTGGAAACTTGTACATACCTCGGTTGCCCGTAGCGCGGTTAGGAGTAGTTTATGATCAAGCAGGTAAAGCACGAATAGTTGGTATTACTAACTATTGAGTTCAATGCATGTTAAAACCGATCCATAACGCTATTTTTAACTTACTAAAAGATGTTGAATGTGATGGAACTTTTGACCAATTAAAACCTGTACGAAATGTACTTAATAGGTTTAAGTTGAGAAGTGATATTACGTATTATTCATTTGATTTAAGCGCTGCTACGGATCGTCTACCTGTTAAATTACAAGGGGATATTTTGAATTCTTTTATACCAGAGTTAGGAACTTTATGGGCAAATTTACTTGTTAATATGGATTACACTTATGTTACACCTCACAAAAAAGAACGTGAGATAAGATATGCTGTAGGACAACCCATGGGTGCTTATTCTTCCTGACCGATGTTAGCTTTATGCCACCATGTTATAGTAATGGTTGCTGCAATTAACTGTGATAAACTAGATTTCAGAGACTATGGGGTTTTAGGAGATGATATTTTTATCGCCGACAAAAGAGTCGCGGATGAGTATGTTAGAATTATGCATGAACTAGGTTTAAGCATTAATTATAATAAAACTTTACAAAGCTCTACCCTTATAGAATTTGCTAAAACTTGAAACGGTCCCTACCTTGAATTAACTCCTATTGGAACTGGTATTATCCTGAACGCTGTAAGAAGTGATTTAGGTTTATCGGATCTATTTGCAAAGTTATGTTCTATGGGTGTTTTGAGAGGTTTTTATTCGCAGCTTAATAGCATACCCAGATTAATATTACTAAGAAAGTCTATAAAAAGACCTACTAATTTAATATTAATTTGAGATTTACTATGAAGTGGAATGGGATTAAATGCGTTTGTACTTTTAAAATCTAAATTTCACCATGTTTCAGTATTAACTGAACAATTAAAGTGATGTTTTAGTGTACCTCCGCATTTGGGAGTTGAAATGAGTCAAATCATAACAGTGGCACATGCCAGACTGTTGCGATTCGAATCACTCAGAGGCCTATTGGGGCTTATTCCATCGCTTTTATATTTCCTCAAAAACTTTATGTTTTTGAATGTATCAAAAATACGTAATAGGAAAGCCTTAAGGCTAGTGGAGCTAATGACGCGAC